ATCTAATGTTGCTTGATCAACACCAGCAGCAGTTAAATCAGCAGGAGTAATACCGTTTGTGTTGTACCAACTTATCTTTTGTTGTGGTGTATAGTTATTCCAATCTGATGGTAATGTTTTACCAGCTACAGAAGTCGGTGTTGAAGTTGTTGTCGTAGTTGTACCACCACCCCCAGTTACAGCTGCACCTGTCAATAAACCACCACCAAGAGCCCCTAATGTAGTTCCTGTAGTCGTTGTAGGTAATGCAGTAGAAGAAACGATAAGCTGATTTGTACCAGCAAGAGCGCTTCCAGGAGCAGCTGTAGTGCCTCCAGTAGCGGCTGTAGTACCTCCAGTAGCTGCTGTAGTGCCACCAGCACCACTAAGCAAACCACCTTCAGCGCCTCCTAATGCTGTACCACCAGTGGCTGTTGCACCACCAGTAGTAGTAGCACCTCCAGTGGCTGCTGCCTCTCCACCTAATAAACTACTACCTAATAAAGCACCACCAACAATACCTAGAGCCTGTAACCATCCTTGCCCTTCTGGTGTATTTGGACTAGCAAGACGAGTACCCATAGGTTGACCATAGGCATCGTACTGCTGAACAACAATCTTATCGCCTTGAACACCAATAGCTTTTTCAATAACCCTATCTTCACCAGTACCTAACTGAACAATGTTTTGATTAGTACCTGTTGTAGGGCTTAGTGATCCAGTAAGTAGCGTGCCTTGTGGTAAACCAGCATTTAAGAAGAATTGATTAACCTGTGAGACAGGTAAACCAGTAAGGCCTGACAAATCCTCAGCAGTTAAACCATAAGTCTTAGCTGTTTGAGCAATGGTTTGTCCGCTAGTATTTAAGTTATTAACAAGGTTGTTGACAACAGAATCTAACGTATTCTGAGGAACCATGTAGCTATTCATAATCGCCTGATCAGTCATCAAAGGCGATACACCTAACAAAGAAAACTCTTGAGGTGTTGTATTAGGTGCAATAGCTGAGATAGCACTACGAATCTGTGTTGGTGTTTTACCTTGACTAAGCAAGGTATCAATGTAACCTTGTTTAGTACCTAACGATGCTGCTGGATCCCAGGTAAGACCTAATAGATTATAAGTCGTTGGAGCAGGAGCAGGAGGTGGTGTATAAGGAGCTGGAGCAGGTTCGTAGTACGTAGGTTCTGAATAAACAGGCTCTTGATAAACAGGCTCTGCTACCTGTGTAGTAACGTTGTTTGTTGATGACTGAATAGGTGCTGGAGCAGCTGGAGGAGCATAACCGTTAGACAGCATCCATGAGATATCAGACTGAGGTACACCAGCACCTGTTAATTCTTCAACTGTAGTGCCTGCTGCATTAAAAGCAGCGATCTTCTGAGCTGGTGAGTAAGTAGCCCAAGCAGAGGTATAGACTGCTGATGGAATTGCCATGATTAGTAAGTCCCGTCATCGTACACAACACCACCCGTAGGAAGCGTCACTGTACCAGTAAAAGTAGGGGAAGCAACATCAGCCTTTGATGTAATAGCACTGGCGATGTTGTTGTATTCGATATCAATCTCAGTACCTTTGATAATCTTACTAGGATTACCAGACGGTAGTGTATCCTTAGATGCAAAGTTAGTTGTCTTAGTATAGTTACTCATTAGATTGTCCTACCTGCTTTAACAAAAATATCCATTTGTTGAACAGAAAAAGAATCATTACCAATATCAGCTTCGATACCTAACTGAAACACTCTACCAGCACCACCAATGGTTTGACCATATCCTTGAAACTGTTTAGGTACTGGGTTGATAGTGATACCAGCATTGTATTCAGCAATGTTGTATTCAGATACGTTGTACTCAGAGCGAACAACATTAGGGTATGTCCATAGAGCACTACGATAGTCTGTACCGTAGTCTACAGTCCACTTAAGGAATACATTAGTACCTGCTCCACCAACTGTTAAGGTATTAACCTTCTTCAGTATCTTAATGATGGAAGAATCACCAGCATCTAGATGAGAGGTGTAGTACAGGAATCTAAAGCTACTACCGTTGTCTGTGTTGCCATAGTAGCGACCAATGTATCCTGGTCTACCTAAGTACATCTCTCTACTACGTGTAGACAGTAAAGACTTAGGTGCGTACATCCACTGAGTTACTTTACAAGATCCATCCTGTAGACGTTGTTTGAGGTCAAAACAATAAGTAATACCTCTAGTGGGTAATGTCAGTAGATAGAAGGCATCTCGTTCGTGATACACTGAACGGATATTATCATAGTCGTTATTAGTCAATACGTCAAGTATTAATTGATCTCTGACATTCCTTGAGATATCAAATAATGGTGCTGACTTCTCTTGAATAAGTCTACCAAGGCTACGAACACCAGTATCAGACAAGAATAAGATATCTGATCCAACATCCTGTACTGAATCTCTAGCGATACAACCAACACCATCAATAACTTCTACAAGCTTAAGATCTGATGTAGGATCACCATCAGCACCAGAATAGATAATCGTAGTCTTCTTACAGAAGATCACTAAGAAGCCATTAAACCCTGCTAAGGCTACGATGCTATCAGTACCGTTGGTTAGTACAGTTTCTATGCTGATGGAACCACTAGCACCACCAGACCACTTCATACCTGATAATGTATCTGACCACCAGATAGTTGTTTTATCAGTGGTTGTGTCCGCTACCCATAAGCGACCATAAGCTGCTAAGACTTCATTACCTAACTGTACTGTACCTGAATATCCAGGATGTGCTGACACTAATCCCCAAGTATTAGTAGCATGATCATAGATAAGTGGATTATGATTTCGTTGAAAGAAGTAAGTATGATCATTAAAGCTTACTGCTTTCCAGTACTGAGCAGTCCACGTAGCTGAACCATTGTAGACTTCAGTCAGTGTTGTTGTACCAGTGTAGATCCTGTTGTTACCGATACTGACAATCTCTGTAGTACCAGCTTTCTTAACAACTTCATGTAATAGTGTTGGCTCTGTGCTGTTGTAACCAGCAGTGGTATTAACAGTTACCCAACCCTTACGAGCAGCTATGCGACCATATTGGTCAATCACTGCATTCTCTGCCCTAAGAGCAAACTCTTTAGGTAACGTGATAGGAGAGTCTTGAGTATTTAATCCATAGAAGCCTGGAGCAACAAGACTAACAGGTCTAATAGGAGCAGCCATTATACCCAGTTCCAAGTTATTTCATCTTCGTACCTAGCTGATTCAATAGCAATGTACGTAGCTACAGCTTTCCTATAAAGATCATTCTGTTGATCAGACAATCTACCTTGATCTTCTCCACGTTCATTGATAGCACGTAGATAAGCACCTTGTATTACTAACTCTGAAGGTACATAGATAACATCAAGATCATTAACTAAATTAGCTTGTGGTACAACACAGTCAACCTTAACTGCATACGCTTGATCAGGTATAGGCCATAGATCTAACGTAATCTCATCGCTGGTGTTGCTATTACCTATGGAGAAATACTGAGGACCACCAGTGACTGTACCTTGCATGTTCACCCAAGCATGCATTTGATCCTGTGACGCTTGCTCAAGATCACGCTTAAGTGTAGGTATGTAGACCTTTAATAGTCTTGTCCGTGATGATGTGCCTGTGATAGCGTAATTCTTAGTACCGTTAACTGTATTGATTGTCTTGGTTGTACGTAAGATAGACCAATTCCAAGCATCTTCGATCTCACGTTTAGTTTCATTGACCATTGCACCGATAAGGTACGAATAGTCAGACTGTATCACTGTCGATACAGTACTCTCTCGCATACGCAAGAGAACGCCATTAACACAGTCTAAGTAAGTAGCCATTACCATTTCACCTTATCAGCCCAGTATGCAGCGGACATCTTACCTTTAGCGATGTTCTTTGCATGACGAGCCTTAAATGATTTATTCCTAGCAGAACCTTCTGGAGAACCTGAAACACCTTGTTGACCAAACCTAATAGTCTTTATCTGATCACCTTCTTTAGCAACAACGACATGACTTTTAGTAGGATGCGAAGGTGTACGTTTAGGTTTGTTGTAACCAGATACACCAGCTTTTTCTAGCCTAGAATCTTTCATTTCTTCTTCTTAGGTTTAGTCATACCAGCTTCAGACAAAGCAATGGCAACTGCTTGCTTACGAGATTTAACAACAGGACCACCTTTACCACTGTGTAGTGTTCCTTCTTTATACTCTCGCATTACTTTACCAACTTTAGCAGGTTTCTGCTTCATGATGGATAACCCATCTTACGCTCTTTAGCCTTCATTGTTTTTGATTCTTTCTTTTCATGCATCTTCTTTGCTGACTTTGATGCATACTCTTCTGCTGCTTTCTTTCCCTTAGCAGTGTAAGGAAACTTTTTATTCCCGACCATTGGCATTTCTATTCCCCTTTTTTTTGAACATACACTGTACTGTATCTGTTTCCCATATACGGATAGCAGTCCATAGAATTGTTAGCACAGCAGCTATAGCAGGTAATAACTCAGCTAACGTACCGACAACAGTAAGGATTGATACGGCATCGCCTAACTGTTTAACTTGCTCATCAGCTTGCAATGCCATTTCAGATACCTTTCTTTAATTGTCTAACAAGGAGCCTCATACGGCTACTTTACGAATGGCTCTTACAACTAAGGATTGAGATTTAGCGTTATTGAACTGACTGCCGTCTAAGAAGTCAATTCTAGTGGCTGTTGTAAGACCAGCGCCAGGATTGGTGCTAGACCAAGTCCTCAAGTTAGTAGCAAAGGCTTCTGATCCGCCAGACTGAAACGCAGCAACGCTTGTTTGTGCTGGTGTTCCTGTGGTGTAGTTAGAACCCCTAGAAGGCACTGAGTAGGAGTTTGTACCGTAAGAAGTGCTATTAGACTGTGTTGTTGGCTTTAGGTTGTAGTAACAGATTTCTAGCTCATAAAGAGCAGGTAGATACCAGTCAGAGTAACCGTTGATCGTTAGTGCAGCACACCACTGAGCAGCAGGATAAGTTGCTGAGTCTAGTTCTGCTGTGTTCGTTGCTCCATCATAAGTCGATAAGCCTAATGAGTCAGACGTATCCGATGTCTTGTAGTTAATACCACTGTTTTGACCAGAGGCTTTAGGGGATACTAAAAGATAGTAAGTGTTGCCACCAAAAGCTATCTTCCCTGCGTAATACCCACCTTGCCAGAACTCACCGATGGTAGATGGGCCTCTAGCACCAGATCCTGGGCCAAAACCTCTAACAGACCCTCCACCTAATGCTTCTAGTAACGGCATTATGCGTACCGAGACTGAGAAGCCAAGACCGTAAACGTAGCCGATCCTGTCTTGATGATGGAGTAGGAATACACATCAATGGAACTAGCATTACCAGCAGTAGGAGCGGTGCCACCCAACCACTTAGGGGTTACTGACGAACCATCAACCTGCACAGCAGAGTTGTAGTAAGCAGTGCTTCCATTAGTCACTAGAAAGGCACAGGTTAAGACTTCGCCTGTGGCCATTACAGTATTCAGTGAAGTGCCAGAAGAGGCTCTAAAGTTTACTGTGAAGTTCCCAGAGGCATTCGTTGTGTAGTACAGGACACCTTGGGTTGTTGTGTCGAAGTTGATCGTACCTGTTGCTGCTGTTGCTGAGACTGTGATGGTCTCAACCACACCTTGTAGCTTTGCACCGATCTGAGACGAGGTGGATGCTAGTACTAACTGTTTAGCAAAGGTTGCAGCCTGTGAGGATGAGATAGTGAGAGCTGTTGTACCTGCTGTCTTGATCTCAAGAACGTCTGTGTTGTCAGACGTAATCGAGGTTCCAGCAGTAGCGGCATTAAGGACGTTAGCCATTAGATCACCTGTGCTGTTGTCAGGTTAGTGATTTGTGAAGATGTGAAGCTGTCTAGTTGTATGGTGGTGAGGCTGATGATCTGATCGGTTGCTAGGGTTTCGATAATTGGTTCGTTGCCCCATGCGCTTTCTACCCAAGTCTTGCCTTCGTGCTGCCAGTTCCACTGATAGCCTGCCCTGTCTTGTGGCTTAGGGTCTCTTACGATCCATTCCCAGTTTAGCCAAACAAGTTCCTTGCCTTCAGGGATGTCTGTAGGAGGTGATGGAGCCTGTTGCCA